CGCGAAAAGCTCCGTGACTTTCCATTGACTTGTAGACCTATTTACGAAGAAAATGGTGAACTCAAAAGTGTTGAGTGGCCCACCCCACCCCAATAAACAATTTTCCTCCAAAGTGCAACCCACTTTGCAAGAAAAAACCTCCCCAAATAGTAGATATGTCCACCAGTGGTCATCTTAAGTTTCATGGGATGAGGACAATCTCCTCGCGTAAGACATAGGGTAGAGTAATCTCCTGTTTCGATCTTTGTTGACCCTGGTACATGTATTGCGAACTCGGGTCATCGTAGCTTTTCTTAAACACGACCGCTTGGTCGTTATAATATTTTCCATCTTCGGATTTGTAAATGTATGAACACCTCGTACACTTATCATCTACAAAATCTGTTTCGGTTATGGGGGCAACGGGTTTCCCGTCTACGAGATTCGCAGTTGTTTTCAGGACAGATTTCATAGCGGTCGGCTGGTTCCCCAGCGTTTGTTGAAGATTCTTGATAAAGTCTACGATCAAAGGACCTAGGTTCGTTTGGTCGAGGCCTAGGAGGCCTAGTTCGGTTTCAGCGTGTTTTATGATACCTTCAATCCACTCGGTCATATGCATGTATAACGTCATTCTTTTAAATCTCTACAAATAATAGATATGTCCGCGAACGGTCATCTTAAGTTTCAGGGGACGAATAGAGCGACGTTCGTCGGTACGACTTCGAATATCATGTTCGACACGACCTCTACGAGTCTAGGGATAGGCGTCACGGGAACAGACCACCCCAGCTCAAATTTATACGTCACCGGAAACGCATACGTCTCTAGTAATATCGCCGTCGGCGGTGTATTAACCATGGGTACCGTAAATGTGGTCGCGCGGCATGATCTCGAGGCTGTGACGGCTTTGGGAAATACAACGCCTGTGACGCTCGAGTTTACGAATCCTACGACTTCTTTGGTGGCCAGTGGGAATGTTGTCGCGACCGGGAATGTTACTGCCGGGTATTTGTACGGTGATGGGAGTAATATAACAGGTATTTCCTCAACCCTTCAAGCGATAACAGATTCTGGGCCTGGTGCAAATGTAACGTCTAATACCGTTCAATTTTCTAATGCGACGACAGGGTTCGTGACGACTGCGAACGTTGAGGTGGGTGGGGAACTCACTGTGAGTGGGAACGTGGAGGTGGGTACGGCGAACCTCTTTGTGGATACCGTCAACTCTAGGGTCGGTATCGGGACGACGAATCCGCAACAAAAATTGGAGGTCAATGGTACATTTTCCGTTAGTGGACCAACGTCTGGCGCGAATCATAGTGACGGAGGCATTTTATATCTTCTAGACACACCTATAATCGATGAATGGTCTTGGACGAGTTCAAATACTACACTACGCATCACCTATGCTTCGTCAGAACTTCCAGCAAATTGTAAAGCTGTTTTAGCCGAAGTATTCATGCCTAAAACCAACAACGTCGATCATGTGGGACATAGTTTGGGTAAAAATTATAATTATCAGGCTACATGGACAAGTGGAGCCGGTGTACAGCCATCTAGTATTTTTACATTAAACAGGCAGACTACATTTTTAGACATGAGGGGTGATACAGATAATTTTGAATATTATTATGGTAAGTGGTTCTCGTCAGTAATAATTCCACTCGATACCGGAAATACGGTGTACCATATCATCGGAGGTGAATCGGGCACCTCTACTTCATGGGTATACGTCGTGACGAGAGGATATTATATCTGAGTATAAGTATATGAATCGACCACCGATCACGATTTGCCAGGCGTTGGTAGCCATTGATCCAACTAAATCGTGGCACGTAAAAAATAATGTATACGAAAATATAACATGTGAAGATGGTGTTATACCTACATTAGACGAAATACTGGAAAAAATTCAGGAAATGATCGTTGAACAAAGTTGGGAAGATTTAAGATTAAAACGTGATCGATTACTCAAACATTCGGATAAGTATAGTGTACCTGATTATCCACACCTCACACCCGAAATTGAGCAGGGGTGGTTGGACTACCGCCAAACTCTCCGCGATCTCCCCACAGCGACAGAAGATCCAACTAACCCGGTTTGGCCGTCTATTCCAACTGCCTAAGCAATTGACTTTTCCTCCAAAGTGCCTCCCACTTTGCAAGAAAAAGAGTTCCAAGTGCTCCCGTATCAAACAGACGAAACCCTTCGGGTTTCCCCAGTTTAAAAAAACCTCCCCAAATAGTAGATATGTCGTATTACGTGACGAATGAGAACTCAGTTCTTAACATCAATAATGCGCACCTCAAAGTTTCGGGAAACATCCAGACGGACGTCATGAAACTCGGTGCGATTGAGTTCGCGCCTCCAGCGTCCGATGTTCCCGGGACGGTAAATTTCACGAATGTTACGACGGGTGTGACTACGTCGTCTAACCTTAACGTAGGTGGGACTTTAATGCTCGGGTCAGTGGAATTGGTCACGGCCACGGCTGCACTCGAACAAACTGTAAACCTTGGAAATGTGACGTCTAATACCGTTCAGTTTACGAATGCGACGACGGGGATTGTGGCGACGGGGAACGTAGAAGCCTCTAAATTCATAGGGGATGGGAGTTTACTCACAGGTATCACGACGATTGAATCCAATGTAGATCTTATCAAGAATACGGATAATACGGCGTTCATTAACTTAAATTCGAATGTTGTTGTAGAGTTTCCCCGGTCGAAAAAGCTTATTAAGTATCCGAAGGTGGCTTTAACCCAAAACGCTTTGAATAATGGGTATACGGCGACCTCGAGTACACAAGAAAGTTCTAGTCGTGCAGCCTGGAAAGTTTTTAATAATGCGTATGCAGAGGGAAATGGATGGCGTGGAACGGGTACGTATAGTACCTCCGATGGTTCATTTACCGGAACCTGGGTTGATTTTTCAAGCGGATCACAAACCATCTCTACATCTGATCGGGGTGATTGGCTTCAAATAATACTTCCGGAAAAAATACGTTTAGAGGCTGTTAGACTTCAACCTAGGTATTCACCGACATCAGGTGGTAATCCAGTAAGCTATGGTAGGTCAGAATTTGTAAAAAATGGGGCTATTTGGGGTTCCAACGATGGGTCGTCATGGGGCAAAGTGTATACAATTAATTCTGGACTCCCTGGTTCGGATACGTCTATCGTAACTTTTGATGGTATAAATTCCACAACTGCTTATAACTATTTTGTATTAGTAATTACCGATAATCATGGTTCACCCACCGGTACTCTCGCATCGTTCAGTGAATGGGAACTCTTCGGCACCCCCGAATATGACCCCGAAGCTCACGGGACTGATGTGACCGTAAAGTCATACCCAAATGTTCCCAACACGGATTGGTTGGAGGTCTACTATGATGCGAAGGGGTTGGACACTGGAGCCGTGACGACGGTGAATGATCTCAAACCGTCTAGTCTGGGTTCGGCTATAAACAGTAGTTCAACGAATAACATAACAGTGGCCGACGATGCATTTGTGTTTAACGGGACGGACAGTTATATAAAAATTAACGATTTGACCAATCCATCGGGTGCGTGGGTACATTCCGTTGTCGCGTGGGTCAAATTTACGGATTTCGATAGTGCTCAAGAAGTATCATGGATTGGTGACGCGGACGGTACTGCTATTCGTCAATCTTTTACGTTCGCGACGGGTGGTGAAACCGTAACGATGGGAATATCTGGCAGTAATGTACAATTTCGATTTACCTCTCCACTCTCGGCTGGTAAATGGCATCATGTCGTATATACGTATAATGGGGGTCAAGCTGGATCGACATCAACGGCGTATCAAGTACTTATTGACGGTGTAGAAGCTCAACAATATGGCGGGGTGGGAACGGGAACATTAACCTTACCTGCCGATTCTGCTTTATGGATTGGTCGTAACCATAACGGAGCGAATCATTTCGACGGTTCCATCACCAACTTCCGCCTCTTCAACCGGGCCCTGACCTCCGATGAGATCTACCAACTCTACGCCTACCAGAAGGAAGACTTTGGACACGGGGACTTGTCCATGACCCTAAAGGCGGGGCGTTTGGGGATCGGAACTTCAGAGCCGAGGGCAATGTTGGATGTGCGGGGGGATATATTTGGTCGAGGTATTATACAAGTCCAGAGCACCACATTTAACGGAACCGCATCCGGAACTGGAACTTCATTCGCTACGTTATCCGGGCTGACAACTAGCATAACACCTAAAAGAACTGGTAGTAAAATACTGGTTCTCTTAAACTTGTTTTGGTCTGGTTCAAACGATGCTTATTTTCAAGGTAACGTAAAAAAAGACGGAACGGTTCTCGTGAAACAAGAAGGCAGTGTAGGAAGTGCATCTAAAACATCGTTTGGATGCTTCGGCAGTTACAACCGAGGAATATATTCCCTGAAGAATATTGGTTTCAGTTATTTAGACGATACAAATATAGGGACCGAACCAATCGAGTATACAATTGAAGTTAGAAATCGTGCATTAACAGCAGCTAATTATAACGATTGGTGGATTAATTATACTTCTTCAACAAACGATGCAAATCGTTTGACGGCTGTGTCTACACTCACTCTCATCGAAATTCAACAGTGATAAATTTCTACTACATATGTAATGGATATAGCGTCAATTTTAGTCGATCGTTATCCCGAACAACAGTGGAATTTGACGAATAACGATTATGACACTTTAGTATGGGAAACTGTAAATAGTGTTCCTAAACCAACTTTAGAAGAACTAGAAAACGCCTGGCCCACAGTTCTCGATACTAAAAAACTTAATGAACTTCGCACCGAGCGGAACACCCTCCTCGACCAGTCTGATAAGTACATGACCGTCGATTATCCTCATCCTACCCCCGAAAAGAAACAAGAGTGGCTGGATTACCGCCAAACTCTCCGCGATCTCCCCACAGCGACCGAAGATCCAACTAACCCGGTTTGGCCCGTCGCCCCTCAATAAACAATTTTCCTCCAAAGTGGACCGAGTCCCACTTTGCAAGAACCCAAGTTCCAAGTGCGAAGCACTTGTCCCGTCCTCCGGACTTTTTCGTTTAAAAAAACCTCCCCCAATAATAGATACGATGCCCATCGCTACACCCCAAGGCACGCTCGATTTCAAGAGTGTCGATAAGGTGACCTTCGTCG